TAGTTCTTTAGATACAACTATTACCTTTATCAAGAAAGGTCAATTACAATACAATGTAGCTACAGGTCAACAAGTCAGTGTTGATACTACTTTTACAGATATCAAAGTACCAATAGAGTTTATAAGAGGTGAAGAGGTAGAAGGTCAAGAAGAACGAGAAGCAAAATTATACATTACCCCTGATCTGATTGGAGATAATCAAATAACAATCAATGACAAGATAAAATTAACTTTTAATGGCAAAGAAAGAACTGCACAAATATTTGATATTGACACAAAAAAAGGAGGACAAATTTATTTGTTTACAGTTTTGGTACGTTTTTAATGGCTAAAGATTTTTTAAAAAGTGATATTGTTGGCGATCTTGAAGCACAACTTAATCGTGATTTTAACACTGTTATAAGAAAAGCACATAGAAGTCTAGGAACAAAAAAACATAGTCCAGTTTATACAGGTTTTTTTGCTTCTAGTTGGAAAGTTGCAAATTCTCCACCAAAGGCAAAAGATGATATTTTAAAATTTAAGCCGTGGTCTGAAATAAAAAAACAACATAGTAAACTTAATTTACCAAAGGGAGGAGAAGGGTGGACATCAACTCAGTCAAGACCATCAAATCCAAAAGTACAACCAAGATTTAAAGTTAATAGAACATTTAATATTAAAAAAACTGTTTTTATTGGTAATACTGTTAAATATGCCTCTTATGCTTTAGAAGGAGGCAAGATTCAAAATTTTATACAAGGTCGTATGGGTCAGATTATTAAAGAAAATATGAAAGAAAAGAAAGGTAAATTATTCTTACTTGGAAAAGAAACAGGAGGTTTTGGTGGGGTAGCTCCTGGAATTGGTTATGGAGATGTCTTATGACTTTAGTAAATAGTAGAGCAGCTTTTGAACAAGCAGTAACAGATCAATTATCTGATAAAGATCCTAGTGTTTCTTTAGTCTTTGATAATTTAAGTTTTACGACACCAGGACAAGAACAAAAATATGTAGTTATGAATATTAATTTCACACAATCAACAATACAAAATCAAGGTGCTGCTACTGATTATTATGCAGGAGTAATTCAATGCAATATTTATGTGCCGAAAAAAACAGGTACTAAGGATTTAGCTAATATTGCAAATATCGTTATAGATGGTTTAACTTCTGTTAATTCAGCTAATTATGTTGACACTTACAGTGTAAAGCCAAGAGTGGAAGATATAAATGGTCCTACAATGTTAGATATAGAAGATAGAAGTCATTTCGTAGGTGTAATATCTTGCCAATTTTCAGCAAATGCCTAGTATAATAAAGTAGCAATACTTATTTTATGACAAGAGCGATTGAACTTTTAAAAAATAGTTTTGGTGTAAGCCAGCTATATCAACATGATGTAAAGAAGGATGGAGCGATAATATTGACTATTTATTGGCATCCACTTACCATTGCAGAAAGAGAGTCAATACAAAAGAAATCAAATGCTGATGATGTCAATGATTTTGCATTAGCTTTGATGATTACAAAAGCATTAGATAAAGATGGTAATAGACTTTTTCAAGATGGTGACAAAGCTTCATTAAGAAGAGAAGTTGAAGCTAATATCTTGCAGGAGATACAACTGGCGATGATAGAAGCTGGTCAAACAAAGGGGGTGGAAGAGGCTAAAGCCGAATTAAAAAGCTGATAATAGTTGGATGTTTATTTATTCTTTAGCAAAGGAATTAGGTAAAACTGTAGCTGAATTGTCGGATACTTTAACTGTAGAAGAGATGATAGGTTGGGCTGCTTATGCAGAAATAGAATCAGAGAATTTTGAAAAACAGCGACAAGAATCACAAAGAAGTAGTGCTTTAAAAGGTAAAAGAGGTAGAATGAAATAAATATTTTAATTTTTAAGAAGTGCCTGATTATAGTGTTTCAATAAAATTAGCTATTGCAGGTGCAAAAGAATTAGATCGTGTTAATAAAAAAACAGATGAATTAAGAAAAAAAATTAAATTTGTAAATACAACTGCGGAAGTATCAGGGAAAAAACCTATTAAAAATTTTAATAATTTATCAAAATCTGTTCAAGATGCTAGAAACGCTTTAGATGAAGCAGCTATAGGTACAAAAGAATTTAATCAAGCTGTGAAAAATGTTGTAAAAGTAGAAGATAAATTTATTAGGCAACAAAAAATAAAAGATCGAGCTTTAAAAGTGGAAAAATTAAGAATGAAAGAAGGTATAACTTTAAAAGAAGCAAAAATAAGAGTCACACAACAAGAAATAGAAGCTGAAAATAAATTAGCTATGGCTAAAAATAAAGCTGCAAACGCAGCATTGAGACGAGGGATAGGAGGTGCCATTGGAAGTGGAATTATTGGTGGTGGTTTTCCTTTATTGTTTGGGCAAGGACCAACTGCTGCTGTAGGTGGTGCTTTAGGTGGCGTGGCAGGTGGAGCTTTATCAGCTATTCCTGGCATGGGTCAATTTGGATTTGCACTTTCCATAGCTGGTACGACTATTGGTAGTGCTTTAGATGAACTAACAAAAGCACTTGCAAAACCAACAGAAAATATTGAGACATTAGTAACAAAATTAGGACTAGCTAATACAGAAACAGGAGATTTAGTTTTAAGAATGAATGAATTAGGCATGACTTCTGATGCTTCGGCACTTCTCCTTAATAAATTTGCAGAAGAATTTGGCTTAACTCAAGAACAAATAAAAGAGAATACCGAAAGAATGAATGAATTTAATAATGAGATTAATTTATTAGGAACATCTTTGCTTGTCTTGACATCAAAAGTTATAGGTCCATTAATAGAAGAATTAAATAAGTTAATACAAGGTAAAAAACCTGAGGGAACTTCAAGAAATCTGACAGGTATTGTAGATTTTTTTACTGCAAATGCTTTTGATCTTGATAAAAGAGGTAGTCTTTTTGATGAGTTCTTTAGTCCTACTGGCGATAAATTTCGTAATCCTTTTAATAGAGCTAATGATCCATTAAATTTTAATTTGAATCCGAATAATCTTGATTTTGATGATCTTTTGGGTAAATCTAAGCAAGCAAATCGACGTCAATTTGAAGTAAAAGAATTAGAACCTTTAAAACAAGCTTTAGAACTTGAACAAAAACGTTTAACAACAAGCACCGAAGATTTAAACATATTAAAAGAAAAATTTGAATTAGATAATCTTAATAATGAATTAAAACTTTTAGAATCACAAAGAACTAGTGAAGTAAATCAGAAATTAGAAGATAAAATTGAAAAGCTAAAAATTGTTAGAGATACTCAACAACAGATCTTTGACAACGCAAAAGCACTAGCAGATCCATTTAGACAGCTTTCAAATATTATTGCTCAAGATATAGGTAATGGAATTAAAGGTTTAATACAGGGCACAGAAACTTTAAATAACGTATTAAGAAATGTATTAAATAAATTAGCTGATGCTGCATTAAATATGGCAATTTTTGGAAACGTAGGAGGTCAGTTTCAAAGAGGAGGTGGCGGTATATTAGGTTCGATATTTAGGGCAGAAGGTGGCCCAGTAAAACGAGGTGGTAGTTTTATTGTTGGAGAACGTGGGCCAGAGTTATTCACGCCTGGAGTATCAGGAATGATTACACCTAATCATGCTCTTGGTGGTTCTACAAGTGTTGTTGTCAACGTAGATGCTTCTGGTTCTTCTGTTGAAGGTGACGAGCCTAATGCTGAACAATTAGGTAGATTAATAGGAGCAGTAGTTCAATCAGAACTTATTAAAGAAAAAAGACCTGGAGGTTTATTAGGTTAATGGCTACTTTTCCAAATGTTCAACCAAGTTACAACTCTCAAAAAACTACAAGCCCAAGAGTTAATGTCACTCAATTTAATGACGGCTATCAACATCGTATAAAATTTGGATTAAATACAATACCGTATGTCTGGTCATTGACTTTTGATGTCAGTGAAACTGTTTCTGACACGATAGAAAGTTTTCTTGAAGCTAGAGCCGAAGATGGTGAATCTTTTGATTGGCAGCCTCCTGGTAGTGCTGTTGCTTATAAATGGATCTGTTTAAGCTGGAGAAAAAGATTACCTTTTGTTAATAGAGCCAGTTTATCAATGACATTTCAACAAGTATTTGAACCCTAATGGCTGTACCTGTTTCAGAATTACAAAAGATAGCTCCCAGTAATATTATTGAGCTTTTTGAACTTGAACTTATTACTGTTATTCATGGATCAAATACAAAATATTATTTTCATAATGGAGTAAATACAAATGGAAATAGCTCTATTATTTTTGACAATATTCAATATGAAAAGATGCCAATAGAAGCTACAGGTTTTGAATTTAAATCGAAAACATTACCAAGACCTCGTTTAAAAATTAGTAATATTTTAGGAACTTTTACAACAATACTTCTTACATTACCTCAAGGATTAGAAGGAGCAAAATTTACAAGAAAAAGAACTTTAAGAAGATTTATAGATCATACAAATTTTGAAGGTGGAGATATTTTATTAGAAGATGGATCTTTTTTGCTACAGGAAGATGCGAGTGTAGTCGATTTAGAGTCAGGTGATAATCCTTTTGGAACTCCAGATCCCACAGCTTTATTTCCCGTTGAAATTTATTTTGTTGATAGAAAAGTCGCAGAAAATAGAAATATGATTGAGTTTGAATTAGCAGCTAATTTTGATCTTGATGGTGTCCGTTTACCTAAACGTCAGGTTTTACCAGTAGATTTTCCGGGAGTTGGATCGTTTTTTGCATGACTTGGAAAGATGATGCTTTACAACATGCTATACAGGAAGATCCAAGAGAATCCTGTGGTTTATTAGCAGTTATAAAAGGTAAAGAAAAATATATTCCTTGTCATAATTTAGCTGTAGATCCTAAAGATCAATTTATATTATCTCCTGATGATTATGCTGATGCTGAAGATCAGGGGGAAATTACTGCTATCGTTCATAGTCATCCTGTAACAAGTCCAAAACCTAGTGAAGCTGATAAAGTGTCCTGTGAGAAATCAGGTTTGAAATGGTGGATCGTACAACCTAATTTAAAGCTATGGGAATCATTTGAACCTTGTGGTTATAAAGCACCTTTAATTGGTAGGACATGGGTGTGGGGTGTTAATGATTGCTGGAGTCTATGTAGGGATTGGTACGATCAAGAGCTTGGTATTCAATTAAGAGATTGGGAAAGGCCAAACGATCCAGATGATTTTGTTAAAAATCCAATGTTTAATGGATGTTATGAAGAAACAGGTTTTAGAGAATTAACACAAGAAGAGGATTTAGAAAAAGGAGATTTGTTATTAATGTCCATTAATAGTAGCGGTTTAAATCATATTGGTGTTTACTTAGGAGAGCAGACCGTTTTACATCATTTGCAAAATAGATTATCAAGTCGTGATTTATTAGATGAATGGTTGCTAAAATGCACAGGTAAAAGGATTCGTTATGCTACGCAAAATTAAGCTATACGGAGAACTTGCAAAGTTTCTAGGTCAAAAGACTTTTGAAGCTGAAGTTTCTAGCGCTGGGCAAGCTATAAGATTTTTAGTTGTTAATTTTCCACAATTAGAAGCACATATGGCTGATAGGTATTACAAAGTATTAGTTGGTGATTGGGAAATAAAAAAAGAAGAAATTAATTATCCAAATGGACAGGAGGATATAAAAATAGTTCCTATTGTTGGAGGAGAAGGTGGTAGAGGTACACGACAATTTTTACTTGGGGCAGCTTTTATTACAGTAGGAATTTTATCAGGTGGAGCAACTTTTGCTGGTGGTTCTTTCACTGGCGCTGGTTTTTTAGGAAGTACAACTGCCGTGATAGGAAATATTGGTATTTCTTTAGCTTTAACAGGATTATCTCAAATGCTTACTCCTGTTGAAAATGTACCTGAAAACGACCAAGATCCTAGAAGATCATTTAATTTTAGTGGGATACAAAACACATCAAGAGCAGGAGTAGCGGTTCCTGTTATCTATGGAACGGTGCTTACAGGTT